AACAGCGGCTCAGGGCGAGCAGTAAGACCGCGATCACGAGAGCAAACCCAATAGCGTTCGCAATCTCGCCAGCCCGATCGGTAGGGTCGTTGTCTGGGGGGCTCATTTGTCGTTCTTTAATTCTTTGCGGATTTGGTCAACCTCATACCAAACCCTGCGGACCTGGGAAACTGTCTCGCGAGCCAATCGGAGGTCGCTGCTGTACGACCGAAAGTCCCGCTCCATGGCGTTGTGTCGTAAGACGGTTTGGTCGTGGTAATACTTCGTCGCCACTAAGCATCCGAAGCTCGTGGCGAACACTAGGGCAAACATGACCCCGGCCCAAAAGTAGGTTTTCAAAGCGACTTGTAACCATTGCTGCTGTATCGCAGGGTCCTGCTCGGGTGAGCTATCGGAGGTGTCTTTTGGTCCGCTCATTCCGATTGGTCAGTTGATTCGTAAGTTGTCACTTCCGCATCGAACTGCCCGTCAACAAATCGCAAGGCTTCGAATTTGACCAAATCCGATAAGCCGGTTTTGCAGACCTCTGCTGTCTCGAATAGTAAATCATATAAGTAATACTTGGTTAGGGAGGACGCTTGGAAGTTTTCCCCAATGAATGCCTCCAACTCGTCTCGTGTTTCAAAAACCCTCAGTGGGATACCGCGTGAAGACTTCACTACTCGTAACAAATACCCGTTCATTTGTTTCTTCCTTTTAGCTTTCGTGTCGAAATGATTGTCAGTTAGTCCGTGAGATCCAATTCTGATGCGTACCGCAGAAACTGTGCTTCGGCCTCTGTTGGACTCCAAAAGCCAAGAACGATTTCGCGGTCACCAAGATCTCCGAACCCTTCCCACTTCTCGCGATCCTCAGGCCACATCGTCTGCTTCTCAGCTTTGAGCATCGCCCGGTCATATTGCTTGACGACATCGATACAGCTGTCGAAATCAATATCAAACCGCAGGCTGATCGCGATCTCCATCCTTCCCTCGACTACCGAATAGGCAGGCAGGTTGTTCTTGAGTGGCTTGACCACATCGCCTAGGTAAGCCTCAGCCGCATCGTGCATCAGCACGGCCGCATACGTTTCCCAGCAATCAAGATCATCTTGTACAGCCAGATCCAACGCGTGGCAGCAATGCTCAGCGACGGAATAAAACCTCGGGCACTGACCACCGAACCTGCATATCTTCGATAGACCAGCTGCGATGCTGCGAATATCGATGGTTGCTGGATCCGGATTCAGCAGGTCGACGTAATGGCCAGCGGATACCTTGATCGTGTTGTCGCAACACCCGAACGTGTCTGGGACTTGGCTCATTGAATTGTCTCCTTGACCCGCGGTTCGTTTTCGATCTGATGATAAAATACGTTTGATGCATCGAAAATTTCGTGTTCGATAGCCATCTTTGCGATGGCACTAACTGGCGTTCCGTGTTGATTTCGACTCGCGCACAGTTTGATCTGGTCAACAGTCTCAGCCCGAAACGCATGAACCTCGACAGCCCACCCAGCGACGTAGGCTGCCGTTCCGTAATTCTGCCTCTCCCATGAGTGGATATTGGTGTTGTCAACCACCAATAGACGATCAGAGTCGCTCGTTTCTCCCATCATGGAAAGAAACCTGTTCATGCAGTATGAGTGCGCGATCGGCAGGTTGGATGGGTCGAAGTTGTACTCCCCCGTGATTCGATCGATGAAGTAATCATCTGCCGAAACACGAACGAATCGGACGTTATCTGACTCCGCTTCCTTCTTCCACTTCTCGCAAAGCGTTGACTTACCACAGCCCGATGGACCGCTCAAAATTCTTACTGTCCTCATGCTTACCTCAGCTTTCACAACTAATTTCTTTGCTTCGAATCCCCAGCACCGTCCAACTTGGAATCAAACACGTCGATTGCTGAATCGTATGCCTTGCTACCCCGCCGACCATGAGCTTTTCCATACACATCCTGCATGACCGAAAGCATTTTGTCCGTAAACTCATGCTCGCCAAATGGACGCTCTAGCAATCGATCACACATCGAATCGCAGAAGTTACCGGGCTGATTTTGCAGCACGTCGATCAGCCATCCATTCTGTTCCATCATCGCTTCACGGAGCACCAATCGTTCTTGCTCTGCCTCGTGCCGACCTAGCTCGTAGTCGGTTATCCACAGACCGTGCTGTTCGAAATTTGCTTTCCGCTCTAGGTCCAACCGAGCATCTCGCTCTACGCTATCGGCACGTCTTTTCGCTTCCCGACGTTCACGGGCTAACTCCTGCTTGCGTTGCTTCTCAGCCTTCCCAATCGCTGAAACAAGTTTGTGATCACCAATCTTTCCAACGCAGTCACATCCGACAACAAAACGCTTCTCGTCAGCGTTCTCGCACACATAGTTGTGTACCAACTCAGTCCCACAAACATCGCAATCACCGAATGTCACGCCATTAGACCGGGCGATCTCAGCAAGCTCCCGCATTCTTGATTCGTAGGCCATTGGATTCTTCTCAGCCACTTGCGAAGACGGCAGCGACTCGCAGAAAAGAAACCGATAGGGGGCCGCCCCAACTTGCTGCTCAAATTTGTGATCCAATACCATCGTCGACATCACATCTACCCCGCGTTTCGTATAACCATTGCCATCATCGCCGCATCGTCCCAATCGAACGACGAACTCTCGTCTTGAGCCATCCGGCCAAGAGCACGAAGCATCTGGGTCTTGTACCTGCGTCGATACCGAATCAGAAACGTCTCGCCATCACGGCGAACCAACGCCCCAATGCACTCACGCTCATCCGAAAAGTGCATCACTACAGAATCGCTAGGTTGCACTTCGTTGAAGCTAATTCGTCCGTCCATCGCTGCTTATCCTTTTGGGTTCACACATATAGACGCACAGGCAAGCTCACGATTGCGCGTTTTTCGACCGACGGTACATGTTGGACTTCGCCAGAGCCTGCCCTGCTTGCAAAGCCCGCTTAATGATGGCCATGTTGTCGGCCCATACCGGACAGCTGCTTAGATGCTCCGGCACCTTGTACGCCCCACGTGTGGCCTGGATGCGGTCGTACATCTGCCACGCCTCATAGTTCCGCTCTGTCAGTCGATAGAACCGCTCGTTCTCCGGTCCCTTCCGCGGACAATCATCACACGGAGGCGGAACCTGACGGACGATCGGTAGATTCTCACCGTCGACCTCGTACGTCTGAGGCTCACCGTCTGGGATCGTGTAAACGTGCTTCTGGCACTCAGCACAAGTCAACTGAGAAAGCGTTGGATAGGCCGCAAGATGCTCCAACGCCGTGGCTAGTTTTTTTGCGAGTCCTCAACGAATTCAACCGGTGTGTTGAAGAACCCGTCATCGTCGTCGCGATCATCAGCTCGCTTAGGATTCACCACTCCCGCGTAGGTCCCGAATATGACCATCAACGAAAGTGCTTGCTGAATCCTCTGGTGAAGGATCAACGCATTCTGATAGGTGACTGCCATCTTTCCACCCTTGTGGTCTTTGGCATTCCAAGACACCACCTGCTTGGCCAGAACCGCACAAGCAGACTCAAGCATCTCAACTTCATCGTGGTCTTTAGTTCGTCGCCGATACTCCGCCACCCGTCGTGGTGGCAATGGCCGGAAGCTGACTTCAATGCCGGGATATAGACCCTCTTCACCGGGGATATACCGTTCAAGGGTGTATCCATCATCGTCACTCGGGATTGTATGGCCTACTGGCGTCTCTACAGTCATCACTTACCTTTGGTTTTATTCTCAGCCTTGGGTTTCACCGTACAGGCTTTCAACAGGTTCGAACTTACCGAACCATCTACCTCGATAGACTCAGTCGAGGTAAAGACGACCATCGAGAAAACGCCGTCTTTGTTCTCAAACTCAACGTGCGAGTTACGGCCTTGAAGCTTCAGGATCTCCATCGCATCCTTGACCACCGCAACTGCTTGGAGTTGATTGGCTGCATCACCGTTTGGGGCTTCGATCTTACGCATTGACGACCTCGATCTGAACTGGGTAAGGAATGGCGTTATCTGGATCCATCTTGGCCATACACGAATAGGTGTTGTTGATTCGTGACCGACCCGACAACTCTGGCTTGTCGATCACGAATTCCAGATTTGGAAACGTTAAATTGAATTCACTTGTGCCTGCCACGAATTCAACCGTAGCCGCGACGGTCTGAATCGATCCAATCTTGGCAACCTCAGCAGCAACGTCCCACGGCAGCTCGACACTCAGCTCATGGGTCTGACCACCGCTAGGCATCTCCTCTCGGGTCAACGAGTTGTAGAAGCCTGATAGATCCAGATTGTGATTCACCGTGTAGTTGAAGGATTTCATTCGGGTGACAGTCCCCCCGAACGTCAATGTCGCTTGCCGGAACACAAATGGCTGTTCCGATGATGCAACAATCGCACTGGGGAAGGCAGCAACACCACCGGTTGTGGTCAGCGTCTCAGTCTGGCCTTCGACGTTCCAATTGAGCAGCAACAACGGTGAGCTATCGGAAGCCGACCATGTCGCAGAGGATGTGACGCAATTGTCATAGCGGTAGATCACATCGAGCTTGGGGTCTAGCTCGCCCCAATGGTGATAACCGCACATCTCGCCCGGGTTCAGGATCCCCGCAGTGAATCCCGGCCCGCCAAAGATCGCATGGCATACCGCCTCGAGATCCTCAGGACGCGGATTCATGGTCACCGCCCCGCTGACGGCCTTGGTTGAAACAACGTCCTCACCCTTCACATCAAAGATCGTCCCTTTGATGCCGTCATCGGTGACTTTGTTGGTGATGCCCTTCAGTCCGAAACTGTTGACTGAAAAGAGCTTCGTGAATGCCGAAGCCTTGGCAGTGTTGTAGAGTGCGAACCCAATCTTGTGGCCGCGTGGGATATTAGCGTTGCAGTTTTCGTTTGCCATCTATCTTAGACCTACAGTATGCCGCTGGGTTGTTCTGATACACACCGGAAGACCAAGCTTGAACAGTCATAGGACTTGAGCCACCTATCGGGCAGGATGATTGATCCCGGTTGGATGTAAACAGAATGCACGGCCTCGACATCTGGTAGCGGACAGTGGGCAAAACTCAGAGCCATCTTCTGACGGATGCTCAATAATTGCTCCAAACCATCGCTGTTTTTCCTGCCTGCCTTGCGGATCAAAAGCACCTGGACGAAGTAACTAGCTGACTCCTCCATGTTGTTCGCGGTCGTGTATTGCTCGGGCTTCGGGAAGTAAAAGACCCCATATTCCCTGTCGCCATTGTCGATCGCCAACTCTTCATCGGGGTTGTATGGCAGCTTCACCACGTAATGCGAATCCGGATCACTCATCACGCCGGGTAGATCAAGCGATAGCACGAACTCCCTGACCCCGTTGAGGCACTGCCAATGAATGTCTTCCCCTACGTCTGTGATCCGGCAATGAATGGGCGCGATTAGCCCCGCATCGTTCACCCCAGCAATGAGATGAGGACCTAACCCACCAGCAAAGTCTAGCGTGCCATTGCCATCGATCTCGCCAATCTCCACCGCCATACGTCTGGCATTCGAACCTAGAAACGCACTCGCGTAGATCTTGGCCACTCCAGTGTTAGCAGCTAGCGATACGACCGCCCCTGTTCCATCACCATTGTCTGACACACTTATTACAGCCATTAGGGCATCACCTCTTCTTCGATCACCGATATGCAATTGATTTCCAACTCAGCCCCTAGCAACCCCTGCGAGTCTTCATTCAGGTAGAAGAACTCACGCGCGGGGATATTTCCACCGCCATCGTTTTGGGTCGCAGCGTATGGAATCTCGTTCCCGTCGATTCCTATCGTGATTTGGTTGTTCTCCAAGACCATACTAGCCCCTGGATTCCCGTAGTCCGTTGCGGCAGTCATCATCACATAGCTGAGTCTCAACAACGGGTGGGGGCCGTAGATCGCAACCGTCACCGGTGAATGCTCCGGCCATGCACTACCGCTCTCACTTTCCTCTCGCAGGAAGTTCTTGCCTACCTCGTCACCGAATGTCTTGCCAGCGATTTTCAGCGGCTCACGATAGTCCGATGACTCGACCCGTTCTGCCGTCTCTAGTAGTTCCTTAGCGAAGTCCTCAAGCAACATCTGGGGCCACCGTGGTATTGCAATAGGCTCTGATACGAGAGTTGAGCATCTCACATCGGGTAGATTCCACGACGTGATAGGCGGGGCTTATCTCGCGATCGTAGATAACTGCCTCGTTCTTGATCTCAACCCCAACTCGCTCTAGCTCAGCGGTAAAGAATACGTACTCATGATCTGAGGCATCTGCGTCAGCCTCTCCACGTGCCTGCTTCTTATTCGATGGTCTACGCTCACATTTCACCGGAACGCCTGACGTGTGCAAATCACGGCCTGCATAGGCGTAGACCACAACTTCGATCCTTCCTGGAATCATGCCAGCTTTTCTGGCTAGCATCCTGCGATTGATGCTCACAGCTTGTACCTCCGTAAGACAGCCATCGCAGAATGGGGGACCATCGATAGTTGATCCTTACCAATTCGGGTGTAGCTGTAGTAATCAAGGCTCTCTGATGCGTAGACCCCACCGGATTCGTTTGCATCTCTGACCATGGATGCGATCTCAATAGCGGCTGTCATCAAGTCCTGTGGTACGGAATAGATGCCCGCTACGTAGGTGACCTGGAAGCAATCGAGCGGTTCATACAACCGACGCTTGATTAGATGCCGACCGCCCTCCATAGCCTTTGGGATCGCATGCAATTGGACTTCCACACCCACCGATAGATTCCGCTTGCGTGTCAGCTCCCATTCGGTCGTTTCAATCGTCTGGCTTTCACTCCATAACTGATCGGGAGTCTTGGCCTGAACGGTAATCACCCGAAAGACAGGACATGGACGGCAATCAAAGAACCGTCCATTGGGCGTCCCTTGCTGAACAACTACCGGGAATAGTCGTGCCGGTGCCAATGCATCGTCAGAACTAATCTCTAGCCAATGGTCTAGATCATCCATTCCCACCGCAGTGATCTCAAACACCTCAGCATTCAGGCCACCACCAATCAATGCAATCGAATCGCCCGGCTGGTAAAGACCACCGTCGTAGGTGATCCGGTAGATCGAACCATCAACTGTGACGCTCCGGACTTCGGAACCGAATACTAGACCGGTGACGCCCTCCACTATCGCCTGCGTGGCAGACAGCAAGAATCGTCTCGTTTCTTCGCCCAAAGTGACATCGGGGACCAACGCACAATGGACTGCTACGGGTATCAGTCCGGACACGGTTTACTCGCTTGCCTTGGCCTTAGCGATCGCTTCTTGGATCTTGGTCACAGTCGAAGGACCGATGCCACTGATTTCCTTGCCAAGCGACTTGGCTTCGATCTTGTCCTCGATCTTGTCGGAATCAACCAACCCGGCTTCGATCAACAATCCCTTGACGCTCTCAGGCAAGTCGAGTGCCTCGGTTGCGACCGGGGCCGATTCCTCCGCAACTACTGCCGACTCATCGGCCTCATTTTCGATATCTGCAAACGCAGCGACCAAACCCTTGGCGAGCTTGATCTGGTAGACGCAGTATTCTTCGTTCCAGACCCGCTGTTGTTCAAGCAACCCACCGTAAGCACTCAAGATCGATTTGAATTCGCGAGAATCAACCCCTTCGGTCTCACGACAGAGAATGGAAGCCGCCATGTGGAGCTGTGTAGCAACCCACTTCGGATTCAATTTGAGGCTTCGCGAGAGGACACGGAATGCAGGCAGTCCGATCAACTCAGCTGCAACACTACGAACTTTTTCGGACGACATACAACGGACCTTCTGTTTTGTGAATGACTGGCTTAGGTTTAACTGCCTTTCGAGCCCCCACATACTGCGATTAGCCAACGCCAACCCCAACGCTTGGCGCATGAAAAAAGCCGCCTGAGAATCATCCCAGGCGGCTTCTAGATCATCGAGCGAAAGGCAAAAAACTCTCGAGGATCGTATTGATTACGCCAAAGAACTATTGGCTTTGACGCCCTTATATTGACGCCCAGTCGGCACGAAGAACACTTGCGATACAACCGCTGTTGAAGCAGATACCAACTTGACCCGAACGTGAGAGAAACCGTTTGCGACATCCAAGTCCTGAGGCAGGACAAAGATATTCACCACCGCAGCTTGATCCGTATCGGCGATCACAAAGTCATTCGCCGGTGTTTCACGGCTTATCGCCGTAGCATCCGCCCAAATATCAGTCGCTGGACTGAACGCGCCGTCAGCAGCGATCTTGCTCTCAACACTCTTGATCTGCAAAGCCTTCGCACCTGTACCTGCAGCGTCTTGGCATTGCTCAAGAGTGATCGTGGTCGCGGTAGCAGCTGCACCACTAGCGTCTGTGACAACGATGGCGTTTAGACCCTCATTGCCAATGAAATTGAACTCCTGAGAAGTTCGCGTTGCTCCCGCGCCTGCTCCAATTCCGACCACAAAGTCGGACAGCTGGGCAATCGAGCCATTATCACTTGCACCCATTTCTAAAATCTCCAGTAACTAAAAATCGTTTTGGTAAACACCTAGAGACTAGATGCGGTCTTCGACAGTGATGATCGATGAGCGAAGCTTGGCACTTTGCTCCATCTTGATCGGCTCGTCATACATCGGACGACCATTGACTCGGAACGTGAACTTCAAGCAGTTCATGTCTTCCAGGAATTTGACGTGTGGCGAAGCGTAGGTGTTGATGCCACCCTTGTTGATCGACACGTAATCCTTGGCGTTCCAGAAAATGATGTCACCCTCTTTGCCAGCCGTGCTGCAATGCTCGCTGGCCATGCAAGGATAGCCACCGAGTGTGGCGTACTTGTTGCCAGCCAATCCACCGGCTGGCATGTAAACCAACTCGCCCGAATTCGGCCCGGTCGGCAAGAACATCGAAGTCAGGAACGGCTCGAGATCCTGGTTGTACAGGATGATCCAGTTGTCACCCGGTGAGGACGAACAACGACGGGAAAGCATGTTGATGACGTTTTCAGCCACCAATGCCGCGGACTGACCGCTTTCTTTATCGATCGTGACACGGTGCGAACTTTTGAGCAGCCCCATTGGTTTCTTGACCGCATCACCGCGAATCAATGCCCGATCGAGCTGGTAATCGAATTCAGCTTGCACGACTTCATTGGTGAAACCAACGATGTCATATCCGCTGTCATCGATCTGCTCTTCGGTCAAGAACACGGCCACGCCAAGCTTTTGGAGTGAGACGTCGAGTTCATCAAACTTCAGATTCGAAGTCTGAATCGGATCGCCTTCACCCGTCCAGTACCCGAGTGCTCCACCATGTCGGACGCCATCGGCCTGATCGACATTGCGAAGGATCGTGAACTTCATCGAGTTCCCACCAACGGTATTGCTTCGGGTTCGACCCCAAAGCGACTCCTCTTGGTAGATCATGGCCTCAATGGCGTCGGCATACTCAGGCAGGACAAGAGCACCGCCCTCATCAAACTGAGTCGTGTTGATCGAACCAGCCTTGGCCAGCGAAAGCGATTCAAATGCTTTCGTGTGCGAGGCCTTGAACTTATCGCCTTCCCGCATCAACGTGCGGAGAAACGATCCGTAATCGCCAAGTTGACCTGCTTCGTACTTCTTAGGCAGCATCGGGCGGCTACTACGACGAAACGGAGTCCCGTATCGCGAAGGGCCGGACTTTGCGGGCGTGTCCTCAAAGAACGACGTCGCTTGGTTTTCACCGTTGAATCGGAACGAATCGATCGAGTTATGATTCTTCGATAACGAATTCGTTAATGCTTCGACCTTCTTTTCAAGGTCTTTTAGTTCCGCGCTCATGTGGTTTACTCCTAAACTCTGTTAGCCGGATTACGAAAAGGGAAATTCCGTCCCCGCTTTAAAGCGCGGCAGGTTGCGTCTGAATTGCTTCTTGAAGTTGGGTGACCATCTTAGTGAGTGAAGCAATCTTGGCCTCAGTCTCAGGGTTGGTGACCGACTTGGGTTTGTAGTTGCGGGCCGCCATTTCAAGGGCCAACAAATCGCGTCGAGTGTTTTCGACCATCGTCTTTGCCTTGGGCGAAGACGGATTGGCAAGAACGATGTCGAGTCGACGTGCAAGGCCGGTCAACTGGTAGCTGCCGGTTGCTCCTTTATCTGCCAGCCATGACTTCATCATCTCGGCAGATTCTTCGACAGCCTCACCGACAAGCGAAGGTGCATCGGCGTAGATCGTGGCCGAACCACCCTCAATAGCCGCAACCGTCTCTTGGACGGTCGAAGCCAATTCGCCAGCCAATTCCTTGACCTTTGGCTCTTCGGTGTACTTGCTGACAGCTTCCAACTTGCTGAGGAAGTCGGCAGCGTCGGCATGGAGAGCTGCAAGATATTGAGCACCGGGCGGAAGATCCGAAGTCGGCTCCGCCTGCGGTTCATCGACGTTCTCGCTACCCATTTCCTTGGGTTCGATCTCGTCGTCGCTCATCTTCGTCATCGTCTCGTCGTCATCTTCCATCTTCGGAAGACCATCAAGAGACTTGGCCCGTGCGGTCAAAAGCTTTTGAGTTGAGTCATCGTATTGAACGCGATCACCCAAGGCTTTTGCCAAAGCTAGAGTCTCGAGTTTGTCGACCTCCGCCTTGCTCAATGTTTTCTTATCCATCTCATCCTCATCAACGTAAGTGACCCCAGGGCTAGTTGCCTTGGACTTGGGGCGGAATGCCTGCAAGCACTTGGCCAGCGATGCGTTGATCGGATCACCTCCAAGCTTGTGGGTATCCAAAATTCGGTCTGCGCTTTCCAACTGCAACGCCATCAACTCCGAAAATCGCTCTCCTTTTGGATTTGTCTTGGCAAAAGCGTTCTGGTTCGCGCCCACCGTGCATATCGAATACTCAAGCATCGATGAGCCATAGACGTGACTTCCACCATGCTGCAACTCTCGCATCATTCCCATCAACGGCATGACGTGGATCGAAGCGGCCCGCATGAATCCCTCTTTGACGAGGAAGAAAGTCTGACGACTCAACTCGAATCGCTCGTCGAAGAATGTCCGCGAGTAGATCGCGTCCTCTTCCGGGTCGTATGACAGATGCAGCACACCGTCTTTGTCGATGCTCTTACCCACAGGCAGGCTGATATCGCCAAAGCCGTGATTGAACAGGACCGTTGGATTGTTGGCGTAGTCCGACCAATCGACCCCAGACGGTTCGATGATGTCGCCTTCGCGGTCCAAGTCCGAGGTGCAGATTCGGAATCGGATGGACATGTTGGCATCATCGATCATCGGATCGGTGCCAAAGTCATCCACGATAATGCCCGTAGAATTAGGCATTGGCTCGCTCCTTGGATTTAGCTTGTCCGATCCAGTATCGAACTTGGCGAGCACTGACCCCGATGAACTTCTCGGCGATTTGAGGTGCCGTCAGATCGGGATTACCTTTGTGGACCTTCAGCACCGCAGCTTTGGTTTCGGTCGATGCGATGGTCTTGCGACCCGTTCGGTTACCCATGTGGACGATTTGCCTCCAGAAAGTTGGTTGAACTTAATGGCGGCAAGTGTCGGACGAGCGATTACCAACCTCAACACAAGGCGACCAACCAACTAACCGGCTGTTCCGATCTCACCGGCGCTCATTTCTCGCCATTCGAGATAGCATCTACAGTTCGGGTGCGGTGCGGGTGGCCCCTCCGGAAACCGTCTGCGCCACAATTGGACGGTCCCATGCAGTGGGCTACAGACTGGGCAAGCACCGGGTTCTGTGAACCACACCGCTACGATTTGCTTGCCCGTTTGGTCATTCACATCGCCAGCTCCGTCCATCTCCCCTTCGGTGTGAGATCGGGTGACCACATCTGTTGCAGTCCGATCCGCTTCGTAGTCCTTGAATTCGGGCTTGTCTTCCTCACCGCGAATCCACGGTTCGATGCGGGCCCAAAACGAGTCAAAGACCCGTCTAGCAAGTTCAGTCATTCGAGCACCTAACCCGCGTAGCGAGATCGGCGGTGCAGTTGCATCGACTGTTCCGACACCGGAAGCACTGGAGTTGATCGGTGTCTGGTAGTTCACCCCGAAAGACTGACCTAGATCGACCCTGGCATTGCCGTAGATGCGAGAGACCACGGGCTTGGCCCGTTCATTGAACAGCGTGTTGAACCGCTGCCATGCTGCTTGTCGCGATTGATAACGAGTCTGCGAGAAGTCCATCCACAATAGAATGATGATGGCAGCAATTTGGTTTTCGAGTTCTTCGCGGTCTGGCACGTCCATGGGAAGATGATTGATGGCCCGATTCCGAAGATCAATATCGGGGGCTATCAAAGCCGAGGCGGCGGGCACTGATCGATCTGAAGCTTGCGAAGTCGATGAGTGCCCGCCGCCGCCATAAATACTGCTGTAGCACCATGCCTACGCCCGAGCTAGCGAGTAGTTGGTATGGTGCGGAAGTCATCAAATGTGCGATGCCGGCTCTTTCGATCCCGTCGCAGGGTTGATGCCCCTACGCGGGCGTTTTGATCTCGCTGTCAAATCCCTAGACGCATCTAGTGATTTGACTCCACTTCACCTACCGTATAACGCGAACTTCCTGACCTTGCGATTCAGAGCAAGCCGTCGCCCGAATACGCACTGCACATCTGATCGCGCGATCATCCGATCCACCTTCAGCGATACGGCGTGATAACCGTGACTGCGAAGGATTCTAAATTCTTCGACATTGAACCACAGCTTGAGCTGATCTACGGTCTCGCAGCCGCATCCAAAGTGATACCCGGACGGGAATACCAGATCAGGGAACTGCTCAGCAATCGGGGCCAATGCGGCAAACTCGTCATCGGTCCGGTCCTGGACCCACACTTTAGAGAATCCCGGCTTCCACGGGCCCCTGCCGTCCGCGTCTTGAACCCGGTAGGCCGGCACTCGCTTATTGAGATCCACGTTCGGTGACTTGCTCATTTCTGCATCCTTCTATTGGCGTATTCCAAAAGTACGTCTGCATGGCAGCAAGAAACAACTGGACACCAGCACGCTAGATTGAAGCCACGTAGCTCCCTGATCTCTTGGGCAATCCGCAGCATGTGCCGGTGATTTACCGCACTGCATCTGATGGCTAGATCCCCTTCGATCAAAGGCGCGAGGATCTCGCGAAACTGCTTGCCGGTATCAAAAGGGTTGCCCCATTTGCCCGGTCTTGTCACACACGAAGTATTGGGAGGCATTCGCCAACCCTTGATTCGTTTTCGTTGGATTCTTTTCGGGGAACTCATTGACCACCTTCACCTAAGAGCCATCGCAACATCGATGCAAAACACATCAACTGGTTCGGGTCCAAATTCCTCATGCAAGACGGTGGCCACACTGACCAGCCGCCACTTTCGCACCAACAACTTGGACGTGTCCGACTTGGGCGGATAACCTCGCCACAGGTGGATTTCATCGTATTCGCGACCAATCAATCGCTTCCGCCAATAGTCGGTTCTCAATCGCAGCTCGGTAGTCTTGGTCCCGTCTTTGATCTGATCCCAGTACTTGCCCTTCATTCGAAGGGTCAGAATCCGCTTGGGCTGCCCCCGCCGTGCGTTGTATATCCACCCATTGGGCTGACGTATCGCAGGCAACTTCTTCGTGGCAAATTTCTGCATGAATGGCCGGTCGTAATATGCGGGGTCAAACTTGCGTTTTATCCACAGCATCTCCGCCAGTGAAAGCCCGCAACCGCTATCGAATTGGGTGTGGCACTTTGGGCAGAGCAGGACGCAAACCCGTCTGTCTTCTACGCGGGGCTTGTTGACCAAGTGAGCACGGTGGAGCAGCCAAGGGGCATTCCATTGCGTAGGTCGGTCACCCGGTGGCATTCGCCCACATTGCCAACACCATGGGTAGTTGGTGTCGAGCAGCATGGTTGCGAATGATTCGGTGTCTATGTCTTGATTGCCCATACAGAGCTAGACGCACGGGCAGGGCCGGGATTGCGCGAGGTTTCTAGTCGGGCCAGCAAGTTGACGTCATTGAATGCCGCTGCAAATTGGTTGTCAGCCTTGCGATGGAACGCTTGGATCGCCCGAAAGAATCATTGAGACTACCCCCAAAAGCTATCTGCTCTCACTACTTCAGAACTCTTGATCCGAAATAAAAGCAGCAGACTCGCAATATTTCCTCAGACCGTCTCTTGAGCATTATCGGTTTTCCGATAGAACTCAATTCCTCAAATCAGACGTTCTTGAGGTAATCGATGCTTGCTGAAATTCTCCGACGATACATCTTGGAAGATGATTCAATCTCTGCTGTCGCCCGCGGAAGCGGAGTGCCACAGGCTACATTGCAGGAGTTTGTTGTCGGAAAGCGGGACGGGACATACGCTGATTTGCGACTCAGTTCAGCACAGCTCTTAATCGACTATTACAGACTGTTTGACTCAATTGACTTCGGTAAGCCAAACCCAAAAAGGAAGAAGAGAATGTTACTAAAGAATGAACTTGCAGCTTGTGGATGCACCGATTCGCCAGATGAATTCCGCGAGCGTTTGATCGACGCGATGCTGGTTCATTGCCCTGGAATGACCATTGATACACTGGTTTGCGATCCAGCAATGGCATTGAGTTACTTTGAATACGTTCGTGATGGCGTAGGGTCCGAAGCGCTGCACGAAGTCATCGTTCTGAAGACTCTTATGAATATTCGCAGACAGAAGGGTTGTCCGACTGGTTTGCGATCGACCGGAAGACGCCGCAATCTAAAGAAAGAGATTGAGAACGTCGAATGTGATATCGATCCATCTCGGTTCAAAGAACTTACCTGCGATTGTCACGCAGATATGTACAAGAGTGTGACGATCGATGAAATCGTCTGTCATCCTCGTGAAGCAATGGCACTCTGTGCGCAGGTCAGAAATAGAACTGGCTGCCAAGCTTTAAGCGATGAATTGATTTTGTCAACGTTGATGAACGTTCGTAAGGCGGCAGGAGCCGTATGATTAGAAATTCGACCAGACTGATTCAATTTTGATTGGCTTAGTTTTCGACGAACTCGCCTTGTTGTCGATTTTGGTATCCGTTCGTCGCCAGCCATACCGTTCTGCTGCTGCGTCATATACGGGGTGACGATAACCGCTCAGAAGCATCTTCCCGCGAATCTCGCCCAACGTCGTCAGCAACTCGCAATGTTGCTCGTCCGTCATTTCGAAGAGGTAAGCATCGCTCACAACGCGAGTTTGGGAAATGTAAGGCGGGTCACAATAGAATAGAGTTTGGGCGTCGTCCTCTCGTCTGATCAATTTGTATGCGTCATCACAGTAGATGACAACACGTTGAAGCCTTGCGTGTGCCTCGGGCAGGCCATCTACGGCCGATAGCCAAGATGACACCTGCTCATTCATGCCGCGTCGCGTCCGTTTTCGAGACATTGTTGCAAAGTCTTTTCCAAGGCCCTGCCTAGACTGTCGATATCGAACAAAGAACGCAAGAGCTTTGGCGATTGGATCGGTTGACGATTCGGTCATCGCCAGATCCCAAACTGGCTTGGCAAATGGTGTTTGTAATGCCTGCCGCTGAAATTCACTGAAGCTCGTTCGACACTTTAGCACTTGCCAAAAATTGATCAGTTCGGAGTAGACATCGTTGATCACTTCCGAATGCCCTTCAATCAATTCGTTCGTCTTGCGGAAAAAAACAGCACCACCGCCAAAGAATGGCTCAACGTAATGAATGTGTTCCGGCATCATTTCGATAATGCCAGCAGCTAGGTAGGTCTTGCCGCCATGCCACTTGATTGGCGCAGATTGCCGCCGATTTCTAGTTTTCGCGATCATAGCTTGCTTTCTTCCTTTGCGAGACGATTGCGCATTTTGACACTATCGAAATAGAAAATGGCTTCTCTTTTCAATCTCTATCGGCATTCTCGAAGATGATGATTAGGTCTAACGTGCCGGCTCTGGTTTGAGAGTAAGTCGCGACAGAATGGAATCGCCAAGCTACATCAGCCTGGAATTGCCGTGGACAAATCAGGTCAACCCGGCATAGAACGGTACTTTTGCAGAATGCTAGGTAGCTAATTGATCTGCTCCGGTTTCTGCCTCCTTCCGGCTTTTGGCTACGAATTGCCGCCTTTAATGCTGGCAATGGTGGGGGATTTGCCATCACGCGCTAGGTGATAACATCGCTCTGCTATCTCGTCTGCCCTCAAAGCCGGGTATTCAGCGCCCGTCAGCCGTCGAAAGAATCTGTATCGCAACTTCATGAATCTCACTGAGCGTGGCATGGGTGATCATCCTATCTAGGGGTTGTCGTGACAATCTGGCATTCTTGACCGGCGATATAGGAGCCGCAAGGTCGCAGCCGTATCCACTGCACAGCATGCATGGCAAACAGTTCTTTCGTCTACAAGTTGCCATCCATCACCGGACATATTGCGAGTCATCGGTGAGTCGTGCCTGCCCCAATTCGACTAGCGTGTCGAGTATCTGGTTCACATTGGTCTTCGCCGCCCGAGTGAACCGCTTGGCCATGTCGTCGGACGATATTGGAGTCCGCAGTTCTAGAAGTGAATCGCGAACGACTTTCACTCGCTCTGGCAAGGTCGCGGGCCAAGGTTGCTTCTTGACCTTCGTAGCGGCTTTCTTGGCGGGAATCTTTTTCTCTTGGCCAGAAAAGGCGGTTTGTGTCGCACCGTCGGGGTTTTGGAAGTCCGGACGCAACCACCGAACGATTCCACGACTTTCCTCTTCGGCTCGTTCGTGATTCAAATCGACTAGGCGTTGTAAGATCTCTTCGTCTTCCAGATCGTGGGGCCATCCGTAGGCGTCGAACACGGCGGCATCGAGGTCGTCGTGAATCTGTTTCAGTACCGAGACGAGTCCTTGCTGGTGGATGGTTTGATCCTTGGCCGTCAGTGTTTCACCGGATCGCAACTTCTCCAGCACGTTGTACATGCCGGTCATCGTCAGCGTTGCGTGTTGATCTTGCTGCCGCTTGCGATGGGCGTCGAGTTGCTCAGCCAAGTCGCCAATGCGTTTCTTGCTGGCTGCGTCAGTGATGGGGAATGGGAAGGTCTCGAAGCAGCGGGTTTTGTTGTAACGCGGATCATTACCTACCCCGAGTCGACCACCAGCGGCGAGTGCCCAGCAAACGTGAATTTTGCTCGAAAGCACGCCATGGATGGAAACATCATCTACCGCGAAAGCAATTAATGCATTGTCGGGATGGATCGCATCGTCAAGTAACACAAAGAAGCGATGCTTTGACGTCTCCGCGGTTGCGATATAGCGATGCAACCCGACAAGCTGTTTTCGGAGCTTTGGATTTGGCTCACCGTACACCCACCAATTATCTCGGCGACTCTTACGGTTATTTTGATCACGTTCGGGTTTGACGAAATCTAGCAGATGCTGGTAGACGGCAGGGAAACGTTGACGTACGTCTTCTGACTTCAACTCGCAGACGTCGATTACAAAAACACCGCGAGCCTGCTGCGTAACATCTCGCCCGTTCAGGTACGGATGGATAGTCGCTCCGCATCCTTTTGCAATTAGGTCGGCAGCAATTTTTGCCTCAAGGACAAACCCCTGGCCGAAAAGGCAATAGCCTCGATTGCTGAGATCCTCATTCGCTTGAAGAGTGATTGCCGAACCAACGTCCGCGCCAATTCGCAAGTCAGCTTGGATGATCCCGCTCGAAGTCTTGAACTCGATTGCTGCCGCTTCCTCTCCGCGTTCTTCTTCCGATGCCACGCGGTTCAACACGCCAGCCGATTCGCCCGGAACGCCAACCGTCATCGCGATCCGCACCGCAGCGCACATCGCCGTATCCACCCACGGGTGATCTGGGATCGCGAAGTCGATCGAAAGCGGATTCTTGGCTTGCAAGTGCGGTGTGACGACTCGGCGATTGAACGTTTGACGAAGACTGTTTGTCGTGATCAAACCGAAGCGGTTGGCTTGTTCGGCCCGCACTCTTTCGGCCGCCGTGTGCCACCAGTACATCACGTAATCACACGACTCGGGCAGTTCGCTGTACGTCGATCGGATCACCTTGGTGTAGCCGTCGCCCAGTGCGTCTCGCATCCGCGACGTGCCAATGAACGGCGGATTGCCGACGATGTAATCCGTTTCGGGCCACGCGGCTTTTCTTGAATTGATGTAACGCTGCTCGTGAACGCGTGCATCTTCATCGGGCACCTCTTCGCCCGTGACCGGGTGCGGCTTCGTTGTTCGCCCATCCCAGCGAGTGACGGGATTGCCGTCATCATCGACAACCGGCTCGATTCTGTCCCAATCCAACACTGCGTCGCGGCACTCGATGTTGCCGTAATCTCGCAGGATTGGCTCGGGAGGCGTCGTTTCTGTTCGCGTTCGTTTGTGCCACTGTACGTACCCGATCCACAAGACTAACTCCGCCAGCGCTGCAGCCCTCGGATTGATCTCGATCCCCAAGAATTGATGCGGGTCGATCGTGATTCCCGGCAGAACGTTGTCCCCGAAACTTGCCAGAGTCGCTACGACTTCCCCCTCTAGCCGTTTCATCAACTCCATCGCGACATAAAGAAAGTTTCCGCTTCCACATGCCGGGTCCAAGACCCTGACTTCACATAGCTCACCGTGAAACTCACGCAAAAGATTGACCGCATCTTTTCGCTTGCCTTCGTCATCCAGTCGTGTGGCAGCCGCGTAGGTCGCATCCCACTGCTCACGCAATGGTTCGATGATCGTTGGCATCACCAACCGCTCAACGTAAGCACGTGGCGTGTAGTGTGCTCCTAGCTTGTGACGTTCCACCGGATCCAACGCTCTTTCGAGCAGGGTTCCAAATATCGCTGGTTCGACATCTTTCCAGTCGTAGTCGCCCGCTGCCTCGATCAGGAGTTGCAACTGGTCTAGCGTTACCGGCAAAGCGGTCTTGTCCTTGAAGAACTTGCCGTTAAATCGACGGACCTTCTCGCGCAAGAACTGGGAGAACTCACCGCAGTCCATCGCAGTCCAAAGACCCTCCACCATTGGCACGAAGTTGTCCGGCTCTGTGCGAAGACTCAACAGCAATTCGGTGAATCCATCTCGCTTGATTAGGTCGACATCTTCGGCAAACATCGTAAACAAACATCGCATCAGAAAACCCGCTACAACCTCCGGGTCGTGTTGGGCCTCCAAGCTCTTGGCCAGCTTTGCCAGTCGAGTCGCAATCTCCCGCGTAACCTCTGCCGATCGTTTGCTAGGGTCGAGTTGGTGCGGACCTGTGAATAGCAACCGAAGGTCACCACGTACATTCTCGTCACTGAGTCGAGTGATTTCGATTCGATAGCTACGTGGGTCGGGAAACGGCTGGTAGTTCTTCCCTGTGCCGCTAAAGTCCGCGTACAAATCAAAGCAATAGCCGATGTCGGCAACAACCAAGAAAGGTGGCCACTCCGGGAGGGCTTCCGCGTAACGTTTCGCCTGACCTCTCGCCCGAAACATCGACTTTTCCCATTCACGGGAGCCTCGTTTGCCAGTCCCGCTTCGTTGTCTGGCATTGCGGGTAACCGTAGCCAGTCGTTCATCTGCCGATGCGTTTTTCTTCTCAACGCCCTGCTTCGACTCAAAAACGAAGCTGCCTTGCTTATACAGGTCGACTCGTCCGTCGCTGAAGGTTCCGTCCCCATTGTTGAATTTTATTGCCTTTTCGAAGACGTACGTGTTTTGGTCCTCGCCAGAGTCAATCGTCGGGTCTGGATGATCGACACCTAATAGGTCACACAGCTCCACTATGAACGCCTGCGAATTTGCTAGCTCCGCTCCGCCGGACTTCGTCCAGCGCTCAATGAATTCTGCTGCCTGCATTCGCTCTGCCCCATGCCTTTGTTGATGATGGGGAGCATCTTAGCAGTTTGCGCACGAACGACAGCACCTAGTCGAATCCGCCAATTCGGTGACCGGACAACTGCTTCCAACTCTCAATTACTCTGACATCGCGGAAAGCCCCCTGCTTTAGCTATGGGGATGGATAGCGATTCGGATCGACGCCGTTCGATATGGCGTCGATCCGACCAAATACGTGTTGCCCTGCAAGTAGGTATCGCTATAATAACTCGTGACACACAACTTTTGATACGCTCCAAACCGGTAACGATTCTTGCGGATTCTTCTGCGCGAGTTGTGTGTCAGCCGGTGCGGGGCACCTTTCACAGACAACCGATGCGACGAACGTACAAATACCGACTGTTCGAAACACGCAGGAATGTGCGATTGCATCGCATGATTTCTACGTACGGTCGTATTTGGAATCACGCGGTGGCATTTCAACGGACGTACTTCCGTCTGTTCGGCAAGTATTGTTCGAAGGCGAAACTCCAGAAACACATTGCGAAACTCCGCAAACGTCATGAAGATTGGATGCTGGTTGGATCGCAGTCCGTCCAAAAAGTCGTTGAGCGTTTGGACAATGCCTACCAGCGTTTTTTCAAGTGGTTGAAGACTCGCAAGGGAGTCAAAGCAGGTCGCCCCGGATTTCAAAAGTCGCGAGAGTATTCGTCGTTCACGATGACGCAAGCAGGATGGAAGCTGCTCGGTGGCAACAGGATTAGGATCGGACGACACAACTACAAGTTTGTGAACTCCAGAGAGATCGAAGGAACGATAAAGACGGTCACGGTGAAACGTGACCGCATGAATCGATTGTGGTTGTGCTTCTCAACATTGAACGAAGAATTTAAGCCATCCACGCCAGTAACGAGTAATGTCGGCGGCGCGGATTTCGGTTTGAAAGACTTTCTCACGTTTAATGATGGAAGTACGATCACCAGCCCGGAGTTTTTTAAGCAAGGTAGTGCTCAATTGGCGAAAGCGAATCGTGAACTTGCGACGAAAACCAAGGGAAGCAACAACCGACGCAAAGCGAAGAATCGACTTTCGAGAGTCCACGAACGAATTGCAAACCGCCGTCGTGACTGGTTCTTCAAACTGGCCCATAACCTTTGCGACCGGTACGCGGTGATGTGTTTTGAGGATTTGAACTTAGATGGCATGAAACGACTTTGGGGCCGTAAGGTCTCCGACTTGGCGTTTGATTCGTTCTTGTCGATACTCAAGCACGTTGCAGCAAAGCGAGGGTGTCGCGTCGTTCAAGTTGGACGATTCGAGCCGACCACAAAGACGTGCAGCGATTGCGGACATGTCCAAGACATGCCGCTTTCGGTTCGTACGTTTGAGTGCGGTGGTTGCGGTCATTCAATTGGCCGAGACCACAACGCTGCGATAAACATTCAAGAGCTGGGTCGTCAGCTCGATAGGCGAGGAAATGTCAGTCAGGCTCAGCCTGCTGTTTCTGTTTGAACCTAAGAATCCCCCGGATTTATCCGTGGGGAGTACGTCAAGTCTATTAATTCAAAGCCAGCCCTGGCAAATTCACGTCACTCGAACAATACAGCCTAGTAGCCATGTGCCACGATCTAGCGGGCATTGATTACAATCGGTGTTCGTTGCCCCCTAATCCCTCGAAAGGCTCTCTCAGATGAAATATCTATCGGTTCTCGTTCTCGCTTTGGTTGTGTTTACCGGGTGTGGCGAGTCAGTTGCAGACAAGATCGCTAGGGCGGAAGCGGAATACAAGCTTGCCGAGAAGAATGTCGAGCTAGCCGAAAGCATGATCGGAAACAGCGAGAACATCATTAAGTCCGCATTGGATACCGGAGACCGGGATGAAGTAGATAAGTGGACCGCCGCATTGGCAGAAGATCAAGACCGTTTAGAGTCAGCAAGGGAGAGACTGAACCAAGCAAGTAAACGACTAGCCGATCTAGCGAACGACTAGTTAAGTGCTGGATTGCTTTGGTTGAATTGAGATTGCGATGCTTCCATCTCTCGATCATTATTCAGCCTGAATTCCCTAGCATCCGTCCGTCTTCTCAGGTCCGCCAATCGATCCCGCTCCGCGATGGCCGCAAGTACCTGACGCGTCACCTTGTCCGTAATCGCCTGCTCATTGGATTGGATCTTCAAGTCCACCGCCACCTGATTCGCGATCTGAACCTGCACTTGCTGACTCTCGCTCATCGCCTGCTGACGTGCTCGCTGGGCATCCGCTATCCGTTGCTGCTCATCGCCACCAAAGCTCCGGAAGAAGCCACTGTTCTGGGCATCCGCTAGGTTTGCTCCGCGCACCGCAGTTGATGCATCTCGCGTTCCAATCGAATCAAGCAAATCACGCTGCGACCGCGATAGTTCTGACGCCCTACCTGCATCCGCCAATCTCTTTGCCGAAAGTGCTTCCAGCTTGTCGACCTCGGACAACTTGACGAACCGAATAGCCGCGTTCTCGAGTCGCTCTTTCTCGGTCGAGTAGATGTCCCGTTGCTTCCGCTCCTCCTCGTCAAGCAAAGATAATCGATCTCGCAAACCCTTAGTGACTTCCTCATTGGCTTTCCTCCGTTCGTCCGTCTCTTGCTGGATGGCCTTCAACTGATCCTTCTGGACTGCCACAAGCCGACCGGCTAGATCAATCCCGTCATCCAAAGCCGCATTGCTCTCCACCAAACTCACCCCAGTACCGGTGATCGATTTCTGATAAATGTCTGCCTGTACGGTCAAGCGTCCTGCAAGGGCAGCCGCCTTTTGGGTCTCTGCCGCCAAGTCGCTCATCAGTCCGGATTGGACTTCTAGGTCGAGCCTTTCGAAACTGCTCCCCAATGCCGCATCGTCGGCTTCACGGCTGAGGCTCAAGTCGGCTGCCTCTTGCTTGTCATCGAACTGCTTGTTGATCGCATCGATTTGAGCTTGGTTCTGTTTCGCAAAAGCCCGCATCGATTCAGCTGCTTCCAACCCCGATGAATCAATCAGGTCGAATAGGCCCGTCATGTCCCCGACGTAGTCCGCCCACTCGGCTGCCGAAGAACCGATCTTGGCCGTGTTGGAATCGATGTCGCTCGCACTGCCATCAAGAGTGTCAGCAAGGCCTATCAACCCGACGGTTAGTGCTCCGGCTGTCAGACCTACGCCAGCGATAGCCGCAGCGGGTATTGCAGCTGCTCCAATGGATGCTCCACCTATCGATGCGCCAATAGAACCGCCCGCTTGCGAAGCAACGGTACTCACCAACCCTCCACCGCCGACTGAACCCCCAAGCGATGAACCGATCAGGCCTGCGATGCCGCTACCACGTCCGCCCCCACCCTTGAACCCACCGGAACTCGCTGAGGTGTTGAAATCACGCTCCGCAATAGCCGCCCGTCTTGCTTCGGTGGCTACCTGCCTCAATGCAGCCGCATGGGCACGGTTGCCATTGGTGGCCTTCAATAATGAGATGCCTTGCCGGTCAAGCATCGTCACGTACTGCAATGCCGCTTGCCTAGCTACTTGTGTTCGCTGGTTGTCTATCTGCTGTGCCTGGGATCGCAATGCCGTCCTGTCTTTCACCAGCGAGGTCACTTGAACCAAGCCAGATAGAGACTTAAACAACCCAAGCCCTACGTCAGTCGCTCCCTTGATTTTGAGAAGCGTGTTGATGAATTCCTTTGCATCCTCATTCCCCGCAGTCAGAAAGGCTAAGCCAGAAGCAAGCTGGCCAATTCCAGATGCACTCTCTTCCGCCTTAGACGCGATTTCTCGGAACGATGATGAAAGCTCTTTACCTACGCCACCCCCAGCTCTCTCAAGATCCTCCAACTGCCGCAAGGAATCACCAAGCTGGTCACTCAGCACATCGTCATCAAGCGACACGCCCACCGCGACAGCATCCGCAGCGAGCTTCGAATCCAACAACCGCTTCAACTCATCCGCTTCCGCACTGATCTCAGCCGGGTCGAAACCGACCGACGGGTTCACGTCGATGGGATTCGAATCAAACGCCGTCCCAAGATCCGACATGAAATCGGAGGACACACCCGCCACATCCGGCATTTCCACCATGAATCTAGGCGGGTTTAGATTCTGCTCGCGCTCGAAGTCCCGATTGAACCCGGCTGCTGCATCCACACCAGATGGGCCGACTGGATCAACCGAACCAATAGGAGCAGCCGGGGCTACCGGACCGACCGAAGATTCTCGCAGCGAACCGCTATTGCGAGACAAACCACCAAGGCTTTGACTCGCTGAAACCACAGAACGCTCGATCGCACTGAGTTGAGCAACTGCCGATTCACCCACCGACTGGATGGATAAATCCGCACCCCGCATCGCCTTACTAATCGAGTCGCTGAGACTCTTTAGCGATCCCGCATTGTCAGGATGGTTGGTTAGTTTAATCGGGTATTCAAGTGGTTTAGCCATAGCGGCTAGTTATCACCGGTCTTGGCCCAAGTTCAAGCTTACTGATCTTTGGACATCGGCATGATGACGTACTCGCTACCATTGCCAGAGGTGAGCAACACAG